GAAGCAGTATCTTTACTACTAATTGATGAGGCAGCTTTTATTGATAATATTGGAGAAATTTGGGCATCAGCTCAACAAACATTAGCAACAGGTGGTGGTTGTATAGCATTATCTACACCTTATGGTACTGGTAATTGGTTTCATCAAACATGGGTTAGAGCAGAAAATAGAGAAAATCAATTTTTACCTATAAAACTCCCTTGGTATGTACACCCAGAAAGGGATCAAAAATGGAGAGATACACAAGATGAATTATTAGGTGACCCTAGAATGGCAGCACAAGAATGTGATTGTGATTTTAGTACCTCTGGTGATATAGTATTTTATCCTGAATATATAGATTACTATGAAAAAACTTATGTAAAAGATCCTATGGAAAGAAGAGGAGCAGACCAAAATTTATGGGTCTGGGAATCTCCAGATTATAGTAGAAATTATATGGTAGTAGCTGACGTATCTAGAGGTGATAGTAAAGATTATTCTGCATGCCATGTAATTGATGTAGAAACAAATGTGCAAGTTGCTGAATATAAAGGCCAATTAGGCACAAAAGAATATGGACATTTATTAGTTGGATTAGCTACTGAATATAATGAAGCAATGTTAGTAATAGAAAATGCTAATATTGGTTGGGCAACTATACAAGTAGTAATAGATAGAGCATATACTAATCTTTACTATTCACAAAAGAGTGACCAAGCGAATGTTAATTCGTATTTTGATAAATATCAAGATCATTCAAAAATGGTTCCTGGATTTACTATGTCATCAAGAACAAGACCTATGGTAATAGGTAAATTCCAAGAATACATTAGTGATAAAGGAGTAACAATACAATCTAAAAGATTAGTAGAAGAAATGAAAACATTTATATGGCGTAATGGAAGACCAGAAGCTCAATCAGGTTATAATGATGATTTGGTTATGGCTTTTAGTATTGCTATGTACATTAGAGACACAGCTTTAAAATTTAGGCAAAGAGGAATAGATTTAACAAAACAATCATTAAATAATATGACAGTCAACAGAACTCCTTATCAGGGAAGTTATGGCGGAGGATATGGAAAAGTAAAAAATCCTTACCAAATAGACACACCTGATGGAAAAGAAGATATCAGTTGGTTATTATAGTAATATTTATAACAATAATTATATATTAATATGGCAGATAAAGGCGTATTTTCGAGGTTAAGGAGATTATTTTCTACAGATGTAGTAATCAGAAATGTAGGAGGTAATCAAATAAAAACCATAGATTCAGGACATATTCAGTCTACAGGTGAATATGAAACTAATTCATTAATAGATAGATTTAATCGAGTTTATTCTACTATGCCTACATCTTTATATGGGGCCCAATTTAATTTAAATTACCAATATTTAAGGACTCAACTATATTCAGAATATGATGTAATGGACCAAGATGCGATTATTGCTTCTGCCTTAGATATTGTAGCTGATGAATGTACATTAAAAAATGATATGGGTGAGGTGCTTCAAATTAGAAGCTCAAATGAAGACATACAAAAATTATTATATAATTTATTTTATGATGTATTAAACGTAGAATTTAACCTATGGATGTGGGTTAGACAAATGTGTAAGTATGGGGATTTCTTCTTAAAATTAGATATAGCTGAAAAATTTGGTGTTTACAATGTAATACCTTACACAGCTTATCATATTGAAAGAATTGAAGGATCAAATCCTGAAAACCCAGCTGAAATTAAATATAAATGGAACCCTGATGGGTTTGCTGGTAGTTCATACGGGTATTATAATGTACCAGGACAACAATTAGATGCAGGTCCTGATGATAAAGGTTCTATTATTTATGATAATTACGAAATGGCTCATTTTAGAATGGTGGGTGATGTTAATTATTTACCTTATGGTAGAGCTTATATTGAACCAGCTAGAAAATTATTTAAGCAATATACATTAATGGAAGACGCTATGTTAATTCATAGAATTGCTCGAGCACCAGAAAAAAGAATATTTTATGTAAATGTTGGAGCAATACCACCAAATGAAGTAGAAGCATTTATGCAAAAAACTATTTCAAACATGAAGCGTACTCCTATGATGGATGAAAAAACAGGTGAATATAATTTAAAGTACAACATGCAAAACATGATGGAAGACTTTTATATTCCTGTTAGAGGTAATGATCAATCAACTAAAATTGATACTACACCTGGTTTACAGTATGATGGTATTGCTGATGTTGAATATTTAAGAGAAAAATTATTTGCGGCACTTAAAATACCAAAAGCATTTTTAGGATATGATGAAAATATAGAAGGTAAAGCTACATTAGCAGCCGAGGATATTAGATTTGCTCGTACAATTGATAGAATACAAAGAATACTACTATCAGAATTAAATAAAATAGCTTTAGTACATTTATATACTCAAGGTTATACAGATGAAACATTGACAAATTTTGAATTATCAATGACTACTCCATCTATTATATATGATCAAGAAAGAATTGAGTTATTAAAATCTAAAGCTGAATTAGCAGGTACAATGTTAGAACAAGGTTTAGTACCGTCTGATTGGATTTATCATAATATCTATCACTTTAGTGAAGACCAATATGATGAATATAGAGATTTAGCTAGAGAAGATGCTAAACGTAAATTTAGGTTAGAACAAATTAAAGCAGAAGGTAATGATCCTGTTTCAACAGGTAAATCTTATGGTACTCCACATGATTTAGCATCATTATATGGTTTAGGTAGAACACAATCAGATCCAGCAAATGTACCAGATGGATATGCTAAAGATGATCCTAAATTAGGACGTCCAGTAGATTCAATTACTAATAGAGGAAAACAAAGTAATAATTTTGGAAAAGACCCTTTAGGAGTAAAACGAATGAAAGACACTGATAAAAATGATGGTGATGGAAGACCCAGTGTTAGAGAATCTGAAAGTGCTCAGGTAACATTTCTAAAAAATAAGGAAATGTTTCAAAAAATAAACAAAAAACAATTGGTATTCGAACAAGATCAAGATGATAGTAAATTACTTGATGAATCTCAACTAAAAGGTTAATATTTATAAATAAATATATTTTTGATGAAAATAAAACATTCAAAGTATAAGAATACAGGTATTCTTTTCGAATTACTGGTTAGACAAATTACTGCAGACACTTTAAAGGGTGATGATTCACCTGCTATTGGTTTGTTGAAGAAATATTTTGTTAAATCTGAATTAGGTAGAGAGTATAAACTGTATGAATCGATACTAAAATCTAAAGTAATTAATGAATCTAGAGCAACTATGTTTATTAATACTGCTCTTGATAACTCAGTTAAGTTTAATAAATCTGGATTAAAACGTCAAAAGTATAATCTAATTAATGAGATAAAAAATCACTATGATTTAAATACATTCTTTGGAGCAAAGATTAAAGATTATAAAGAATTAGCTGCATTATACACATTAATAGAAGGTGTAAGTAATAGTAAAGATACAGATACTAATCAATTAGTAAATAATAAAATAACATTAATTGAGTTTTTAACTAAAGATAAAGTATCAACAGAACAAAAAGATTTAGTATTAGAGGAATATTCTACATATGATAAAGATACTAGAATTCTTACACAAAAAATAATGTTAGAAAGATTTAATGATAAGTATGATACTTTAACTTCTGATCAAAAACAAGTATTAAAAGAATTCATTAATTCAGTAGATTCAACTCCTGGGTTAAGAAAATTTTATAATATTAAAATAACAGAGTTAAAAGATTCATTAAATTCCGAATCTAAAAACATAAAAGATAAAGCTACACAAGTTAAAATAACAGAAATATCTAAATTTTTAACTGAATTAAATAAAACTGATAAAGTAAACAGTGATAATTTAGTTGATTTGTTACAATACTATGATTTAGTAAATGAAATAAAAACAGCAAATGGCCAAGTACAAATTCAAGCTTAAAGAAGCACCAGCTCCTAATCTAGCTAAACAAGGTGGGTATAAAGTTGGTGATGTAACTTATTCTAAAGATGGAGACACTAGATATACTGTAGATGCAGTAAACCCAGAAAGTGGTAAAGTATCTTGGAAAGTAACTAACTTACCTAATTTTGATAAGTTATTTGATGATATCAATGACGCAGCCGCAACAGCTAAAGGTGTTTATACTAAAGTAAAAGACGATCAAAAATTTAGAGGGTTTTATGAAGATATAAGACAGATTAGAAATAAAATCAGAACTCATTTACGTACAGAATACCCAGAGGATTACAAGCGAATGACTCTGAATGAAGCAGAAGAAAAAGATAATACTGTCCCAGAAGCTGCTTTAATTTTACCTAGAGGTAAAGAAGTAATCTTACAAGCTGAAGAGCAAGATTATAAAAGAGGATTACTTGTAACATTAGAAGAAAGTGGAGGATATAAAATAAAATATTGGTATGGTGATAATGTAAAAGTTTATCCTGCTGAAGTAGAAGTTGATGGGGAATCAATTAAAAAAGATGCTATAGAAGTAGATATTTTATTCCACCCAGAATTAAAAGAAGGCCATCATGAAGATAAAGAAGTAGAAGAAATGTCTATGTCAGGTGGAGCAGGTGCTTATTTAACACCATATGCATTTAAACCAACAAAAAAGAAAAAGAAAGTTAAAATGGGAATGCCATCAGGTATGGTAAGTTCATTAGGTGAAGAAAAAGATCCAGGAGCAACATTAGGACCTGGCCCAGCGGCTAGTGAAGATGGGGTAAAAGATAATGCTTATGTAAAACAATTTAAGTATAAATTAGTTCCTAAAAATAAAAATGGTAATTACGTACAAAAAGGTTCAGGACTTGAAGTTAAAAAACTTTTTTAATATGTATAAGTATAAGATAGTAGAACAAGAAGATAAAGCCTCAGAATACCAAAAAAAACGTATTGATGCTTTTGATACTATAGAAGATAGATTAGATAATATTAAAAAACAACTACGCCAAGGAAAAATAGAAACAATTAAAGTATATAGAGAACAACCAGACACGTTTGCTGTTGTTAAACCTACAGATTTAATTAACGATTTTTTGAGCGACATAGAAACATTATTAAAATAATAAAAATGAAAACATTACAGGAACAATATACTAAAATCTTAAAAGGCGATGGTCGTAAAGATTTATTCTTAAAAGAAGCGAAGCATAAATATCCTAATTTAATTAGCAATATTACTTCTTTTAAAGATGCTGAAACTATTCTAAAGAATAAAAGCATTATAAATGAAGAATTAGGTGGTGTAGTTACATTACAACCTTTAGTAAAATTAAC